ACTTTGTGCTTGCGCTTGTAATCCGCTACCATAACGACCAGCACCGCTAAAACGAGCATCAATTCCGGGTTCAACTACAGATTCATAATTGCGTCTTAAACCACTGGTTGCGCTATCAATCGCACTAGCTAGGTAAGGGTTGTTTTCATTTAAAAACGGATTGTCCCTTAATAGATCGCCTCTAGCTGCCCCTAATACAGTATCTTGCGCCGTTGTCGTTAATGGGCTTCCACTAACTGCTCTGCTCTCTATAGAAGATAAGGCTTGGCTTGTAGCTGGATCAAATGGGACAACTGTACTTCCGGGAAAAAACTGTTCTGGTTTATCTAAAACATCGCTTCTAGCCCTTGCGAAACCTTCCTCAAGAAATGGCTGTTGACCACTCCACGGATCATTGGTCTGGGTTACGACTTGAGTTCCTGTCTGCTGTGGTTTTGAACTATTCATAATTGCTTCCTGTAAATTGTCTCGTTTCCATCTTGTTTAATCACTTTATAATCTAAATATTTTTTCCAACCATTTCTACCTATCAACTCAATGGCGAAACACCCTTTATCCTTTGCCCATTCTTCTATCGTTTCAATATGGTTAATCCATCTTTTTATATTATTACCAGCACACATAAGAATTGAACATAACAATCCTTTTGGTTCTATAAATAAGGTTTCAGTAATACAACACGCTCTAATTTCTTCATCCCATGCAATCCAAAGCTGGTAACGTCTTTCCTTTAATCCTTCATATACTTCTATGGCAGTTTTATCAGAACCTTTATCAACTACCCTTTGTATCATAGGCTCTATTTCATGCCAAATATCATCTACTTCCTCTTGCTGAACTCCCCATAGTTGCGTCAAAGATAATCGTCACCGAAATCAGACCAATCACCCCAATCGCCCAAGTTCCCGCCTGTATCCAGACCCTCGTAATCAGCACCGCCATAATAAATATCACCATAATCCACACCGGGAGCGCCAAAGTTATCACTTGTAATAGAAGCTGCCCCAAACGGGTCTATTCTATAAGTTGAGGGTATTTCCCTATAGCCTTCGCTTTGTTGGTCTATAACTGTTAGCGGTCTGCCTTGATACCAACTATCTGAATCACCCATAGCACCAGTTGGCGCATCTCCTAAAGCACCCATATCTAATTGCGTATTCGGAACATATTGACCACCGCCAGCAATATTACCTCCCAACCAAGTCATGTTTGGTCCTATTGCTATTCTATCTACAGGGACACCCTCAGTTTCGTAAAACGTGGGCTGTGTATCACCGCCAAAAATATGAGGAACTAAAGACATAAGTCCGGCTCCGGGGATGGGTGATGTAACCAAAGGCATTATAGCTCTAGCAAGCCCACCAAGAGCTGATCCGGGAGCTTTTACCTGTGCTATATCGAAAGGCTCTCTAAAAGGTGCTGTGAAGAAATCAGTAACTTTTTCACGCATAGTTGTGGGGGTGCCTCTTTCACCATACCCACGACTAAAATATAACGGACCAGAAGGTGTTTGGTCGTTGGCAGTAATACCCTTATCTGTTTGATCTGTTTCTATATTTAAAGGGGTAGCCTTTAATTGTTCAACAAAACGTGGGGAACCTAATGATGGCGGAGTAGCAGATAGGGATTTACCTGTTAAAGGCTCTCCAAATTCACTTTTATATGGGTCAAAATAAAAACTCAGAGGCTCCATTCCCGATTGTTGTAGCTTCTCTATCGGAAACCCTTTAGTAGTAACCAAAGATCTTGGCAATTGGTCAGATGTTTGACTTGTTAAATCTTCATCAACAAAAAACCCTTGATCCTCCCTTTTACGGAATTCCGGTGGTCCGGAGTCTATATAAGGAATAGTTCTGCTAGAATCAAATGGGTCTATTATTCTAAAATCGACCCAAGGAACGAAGGGGTTTTGGAAATCACCCCAACCACCTTTGTTGTAGCCGAAAGTATATCCCGGATCATCATAATAATGATGAAAAGGGGAAAACTTACTTATTTTAGAGAATATCCCAGTTTTTTCAACCATGAAAAGTAATCCTATAAGTCTTATCTGTATTTGAGTTGTTAGCGTGAGATATTGTTACTTGGTTGTTAACCCGCCCACTTTCTGAAACATACATTGTGTCAACAATAGCTGCTGCGTTAGAAGTTGTAGGACTCCAATGTAGTGCTGTCTCTAGTCCAATTCTTGCGTCTGTAAAAGTTGTAGAAGATGCGTTGGCAGCTAAAGTCCATAATGCTGTATTGTTTAACTTGCCCTGCATAACCCTACGGGAAAATTCCAATACGTCCCTTAGAAATAAAGGTGTATTAGCTGTTGATGCGGTAATACCGGGAAATTCACTCATTTAATAATACTTTGTGTAAATTAATTCGTCCTCTGGGACATCCAATGTCCTCCACGGCGGAGTTTCTTTTCTTTCTTGTGGTGAAAAATCCATTCTTGTTTGGACGTTTCGTGCTTCGGCTTCCCTAGTTGTGTTTATTCTTGATGACGGCATTATAATAAATTTATTCTATCTAAAACGTCTTGGTCCCAAGTGACGTAATTGCGAGTAATCTTCCGACTAGCGGTGCTAATAACTTTTTCTATTTCGTTAATCTCGCTCTCAGCATAAAGCTCCCTTGGATTAGAATCCTTAAATAACTTCATAGCTTTCTCAGAGTCACCGTTAGATTGGCCTAACCACTTACGCGCCTCGTTAGCAATCATATTGTCGGGCAATATGTCTGGATCATATCGACTCATCTGATCTCTATACTTGAGGCCGGGGATACCAGCTTCGCTGAGAGCTTCGGATGCGGCTTTCTCCTGTAAAGCTCGTTTCGCAGATGGTAGCCAAGCGTCGGGGTGTGAACTCACGGCATTTCCAAAACTAACAAAGAGGTGATCCTGTAAATCTTCGCCTGTCATTTTCATAAAATCATCGTATGAGATCAGCGTGGCATCATCGCCAAAACGCTCGATACGATTAGCATTAATTTTCTTTAACAGGTCTGGCAGCGCTTCCTGTACGGTGGGCGGTTGCTTACTCAACGGCGCGTCAAAATCTAAATACTTGGCGGCGTCGGCGTCGGGGATGTCGAGCTTGTAAAGCTCACCTCTATTGCCTGCCAAATTATCCTTATAGGCTTTTCCAACATCTTTTGCTTCCGCAGTATAAAACCCATGCCCGTATGCTGTAGCGCCTTCGCCAGTTCCAACTTTATCCAAACGCGGACGGCCTGCCGAAAATCCCGGTTCAGGTTTCCACTTATGCGGAGAACCATGCCACACATTTACTCCGAGAAGACCCTCGTCAGCCCCTTTAAATGCACCTCTAGCTAGACTTGAAGCTAAAGCTCCACCTGCTGGTCCCATATAACCTTCAAACACTTGTTCTGGGGTTACAGGTCTACCTCCACCTGCTTCAACTACAGTTAAAGCATCTTTTACCAATTTAGGTGTAACGCCCCATTCTCTGTATGGTAAGAAATCTTCCCCCATATTCCATGCAAGGGGGTACATCGTTCCTCTAGCTGGTTTAAGGTCGCCCTCTCGATTATAAAAAGGTGGGTATTTTGTAAAACCATACCTTGATTGAGCTACTTCAGCAGCCGTTGATCCTTTTGGGTTAAAAAAGTTGTTAAGTAAGCCCCTGCCCCCAGTATTTGATATTGCTTGTAATGCTGTAAACGGCCTCATAACAGTTGAAAATTGTCCTTTAGGTATATTTGGGACTTTGGCTTTATTCGTAAAATAATCAGCCATTACGCAGTTCCGTCAGCGGTTACGTCAGCATCTACTCCTTGTGCGTGTGTCCAAGTTGCGTTAGCTGCTATGTTAACTTGCGCTCTGGCGTATCTTGATGAAGTTGTAAAATGCGCCTGACCATCTGAATCTATACTGGAAGCTGACCCCGTTGAAATTGAGCCACCAACGTCATCTCTGGTTTTTAGAGCCACTGTGACATGGGAGTTGTTAGATACGTCTATATAAGGCCGTATGCCGTCTATAAGCACCCTTTCACCGCCACCTATCTCCTGACTTTCAATTGTCGCAGCAAGATTGTTACCAGAGAAAGTAGCGTTCTTTTTATCTGTATCAAAAACCGCCAACACTTCTTCACCGCCCGTCCAAATACGGGAATCGAGCGAATAGGGTAGTGCATCAAGATTACCGACAGCATTTAATTCCTCCAATGTGTAACCTTGTGTTAAATCCGTAAATAATACTTGTGAATTAAATTCAGCTTCAGACCACTCGCCTAATGACCAGTTATAAATTAAAGCCTTTGTAGCATTTGACGTTGAACTTGATGGGTAAGTCCACATAACAACTTTATTTATAGGATCAGAAGCACCCCAAACTAAATGAGGGTAATCTTGTTGGAATCTTGAAAAGAAAGTCTTATCAACCTTCTGATCTCCGATGGGTATAGAGTCCTGTCCGTTAAACTGATAAAATCCATCATTAGCTAAATAAAAACACGCATCACCGATATTTACTACTGAGCGTGGTGCTATAGTGCCTCTTGCTCGTTCAACTTCGTAAAATTCAAATACTGTAGGAGGTCCAGCGTAGACAACACGATAAACCGCTTTATCCATAAACACGACACCATCTGTACCACCTACCGCTCCAGCAATAGCTTGCACCCAACCACCTGATGGTAAATCTTGCCTGTCAGATTGTTTACTGGCAGCGTCAGAACTACCAATAGTAGGCCAATCTGTCGGGTCGTTAATAGCACTCCACCAAACTCTGTTTGCCACAACGCCATCACTTGCATCATATGTATTCCCAACCATGATAAAATCTTTTATCTGGGATATATGTCTGGCTCTAGGCGCAGCAGAATCTAGGTCGGCAAATACACTTGAAGACCCCATAACGAAACTTTGTATATTTGTTCCATGACCACTTACAGCTATAACTCTCTCGCCAAATTTAGCAAATTGCCAAGAATCATCATCTGCTACAGAAGGAGTAGTTGATCCCGTTACTGACGCATAAGTTGAAGATGTTAATTTATATAATTTACTTGTATCGCCAGCAAACGAAAAAACATCCCCAGATGAATTTCTAAAAGCACCAGCACCTAAACAGTTATTGTCTATAGCGTTGGTTAGTGCCGTAACTGTGCCAAGAGGTGCGTATGAGTTTTTGGTTCTTGGTATTACATTCTTTGCGACAGTAGAAAACGTACCGCCAGCATCTAAATCAGGTTGATCGGGGGCAAACTCCCCAAAAGGAATCATAGATGTGAATCCGTACTTATATTATAACGCCTTTCACTGCCAAGCGTTGCATCGTGTCTCATTCGTACCCTACCTTGTGTCTTTGAGTTAAGGCGGTTAATTTCTTCTATAATTTCATCCCTAAGAGGCTTGTATATCGCCATGCGCTTATCGGCTTGCCTTGATGTGGCAGCTTCAAAACATGAAGCATATAAATACGCATCTGGGTAATTTGTCAGTAGCCAGTTTGTGCCATCTGAAGTTAAATTATTTGCCTTATAGTAAACCGCTTTTAATGTATAGTTTTGGTCGGCAGGTCTTTCAAATTCATATACTGTCGCACCAACCCTATATAACGCTGGCTTGCCAGAACTTGATTGTCCCCAGTAGGTTAAATCTTTGTCTGTAGCCATTGATAATTGAGTTAAATCGCTTGTGTGAAACAAGTCAATGTCGCTTAAAAAGCCTGTTGGTAAAGACGCAGTAGAATTAGACGAACTTAGAGACACGTTGGCCGTAGCCCTCATTTGGTGTGTCCTCAAGCGTCTATTTAATACAGCTTCTCCCCGTAATATAAAATCAGCTAAACCATTGACAAAGCCAGAATCATTACGAGAAAACTCTGATAAAATAGCGTCTTTAAGATTGTCGTAATTTGCTAAAGCCATCTATTTTTTCTTCGTAGTTTTCTTTTTACCAGCTTCTTGAGGGCTGTCTTTCCATCCCTTTGGAATGTCTTTTTCGTCCTCAAATAGCTTAGAAACTATTTCGCCTTTTTCTGTTTTGTATTTCCAAATAGCCATCCTGTCCTCCTAAAAAGGGTAGGGGGAAAGCCGAAGCCCTCCCCCCAAGGTGGGTGTTAGTTCATCTGTATTCGACAAGCCAACTCTGGACGTATGGCTTTATAACCATACAGGACATCAATTCGAGTTGGGAAAGTATCAGCACTAATGCTGTAGTCTCTCACAATTCTCATTGAAATGCCGTCCATAACTTCTCGTGCAGCAAAATCTACGCCTTTAGGCATTACAAGGTCAGCAGTTGCAAAGCAGAAAGCGTCTTTGTGATATGCAAGGGAAACACCATAATCGGCACTAGCCCCAATATCAGTTGATTGGTCACTTTCGTTTTTATGCAAAGCTGCGTTGTTAGCTGGCATAGCACTTACATTTTGCTTCGCTCCAGAACTATAAAGGGCTGGGGAGAAAGCAATTGTAGTGGCAGAAGTTCCAGAGTTTGCAGTAACAGTAAACTCCTTCAACTTCGTGCTTGTTGCCTTAGTCTCAGGATGCACAGCATAGACACCAGCAAAATAGAAGATATCCCCTATTAAGAATGTGCCAGCACCAGTATCAGTAGTAATTGAAGTAGAACCTTCAGCGATAGTTCCACTGTC